TATTTAGTTTTCGATATGCCAAGACACAAACATTTTATTCAATCAATAGGATTTCAAAAATATAATCAAAGCAGAGGATGGAAAGCTTTGAAAGAACATACGCAAGGTTTTGTTAAAAAAAAATATTTATTTCCAAATTTAGATCAACACCAACTGTTTGATAAATTAATCAATTTGCCAAAAGATGAGTTTGATCGAATTAACGATAACGATTTAATGTTTAAATGGGTATATAAAGATGCAAAAAAGTATAGAACGCTTACTTGATGAAAAACTTAAATTAGAAAAGTACATTGTCGAAATACTCGACGATGCTGCTTTTGCTGAGCGTTTTATTGCTAAGCCTAACAATAATAGGTGTCCGTCTATGTTTAAACTGCTTGAGACTTATTATGAAAAAGATGACTGGGCATTTCACGAAAGACCAAAATTAAATTTACGTGCAACACCAAAGCAAATGACAAGATATAACTTTGCTATAGATATTTTATTGTTAATAAAAGATGACATATCAGAAAATCCTAGTAGAGATAGAAAGCTAATGTGGATGCGTGCAAATAGAATGCAGTGGAGTAAATTAGGAAGATATTTTGGTTTACATAGAACAACAATTAAAAAAGTATATGAGAATGTCTTAGATAAATTATCTACTAAATTAAAAAATAACTTTGACAATTTCGACAAATTGTTTATCTATTAATTATATAATCTCAAAAAAATAATTTTCATAAAGTATAAGAAAACATAATAGTTGCACGATTAGAAAACAGCTGTATAATTTTGCTGTATCAAAAAAAGTTTTCTTACAAAAATAAGTTTGAAGTAATTTCTTTTTTACTTTTTTTTCTTTCCAACAGCTAACTTACAAAATGAAATTCAAACCTGATCAGTGCGAAAGCAATACAAGATCAAGTAACTATTCTAAACGATGTTTAGCCAAAGGTTATTATTGTAAAACTTCTAAAAAGTTTAGATGTAAAAATCACGCTGGAATGAGTACAGGTCCACGTACTTTAGAAGGTAAACTTAAATCTTTACAAAATTTAAAACAGTTTAAAAATGTCGAAGGAATTACAACTAACTCAAAGTTTATCAGAGAATATCTGTCAAAAGTTAATGACAGGAAAGCCTTTAACTCAGATCTGCAAAGACAAGGATTATCCAAGCTTAAGCACGATTTATAAGTGGATGAGCCAAAACAAAGAGTTTGCCGCAAGTATTGCCAATGCACGAAAGCAAGGCTGTCAAACATATTTAGATAATATGATTGAAGAGTTAGAACACGCAGACAATAAAAACATTATGGTAGTGCGTGAAAAGTTACATCACTATAGATGGTTAGCTTCAAAGCTATTGCCAATGTACGGCGATAAACAAGAGATCATTCAAGATACAAAGATTGAGATAACGTGGCAACAGCCAGCAAAGATTATTGATGCAAAAGAAATTAAAGATGAATAAGTAATACTTGGGTAGTTTGCGGACACAAAAAGGCTCTCGCACACGTGATGGAGTTCGAGAATAAGAATCATTCTCAACTGCATACTTAATAAAAGTTTTTGCACCAACACTGCACCAAAGTTTTAAATTTATATTGGTTTGTTTGGCTAGAGTGTTTGCCTGACAAGCTATTTACTATCGTAGCGCTATAGAAAAATGTTTTTTCTGCTAGGTACTACACCTCAAATTTAGGTCGCGGTTAGTAGTACGATTATATTCCTATGAGTAACACATTAACACTCCTTGACTTGTTTAGTGGCATTGGAGGTTTCAGTTATGGTTTTGAACGAACAAACAGAATTAAAACAATTGCCTTTTGTGAAAAGGATAAGTTTTGCCAAAAAGTTTTAAACAAACATTGGCAAGGTATAAAAATTTATGACGACATCCGAAACATCAACGGATCAGAAATTAAAGCAGACATCATTACAGGAGGCTTTCCGTGCCAACCATTCTCAATTGCCGGTAAGCGAAGAGGACAAGATGATGACCGTTATCTCTGGAACGAAACTATTAGAGTTGTTGCCGAAACAAAACCAAGATGGTTTGTTGGGGAAAATGTTGACGGCATTATTAACATCGCCAACGGTACAATCTTGCAGCAGATACAAAAAGATTTGGAAGCAGAGAATTTCCAAGTCCAATGTCTCGTTATTCCAGCTAGCGGTATCGGTGCGTGGCACCAAAGAAAAAGAGTTTGGATTATTGGTTACTCCAACAGCAACGCAAATGCCGAAAAGAAGCAAAGAAGCAATGGAAAAGAGGATAGCATTCAGAAAGAGTATTGGTCGAAAGACAGTGCCGTTCAGTTCACTGGAGGAACAAATAACAACAATGTTTCCAACTCCAACGGCAAGCAACGCAATGGATGTAGTCAATCCACCAGAGAACGTGTCACAAAACAGCAAAGGTTGGACAGTGAAAAGAAAAGGAACAGGAACGAAATTTGGAGCCAAGCTGAACGATGTAGTGAACAAGCTATATCGAACACCAACAACATCGGACACAAAGGATATGAGTTACAATCCAATAACTTGCAAAAAACCAAAAAACCAAATCAAGTTGCCTCATCAGGTATTAGAGAACAACAGACTTGGTGGCAAACTCAATCCAAACTTTGTGGAGTTCCTGATGGCATATCCTACGGATTGGACAAAGATCGAGCCAACAGAATTAAATCACTCGGAAACTCAATAGTTCCTGAGATTGCGTATCTAATAGCAACATCAATTTTAAAAGCAGAGGATGGCAAAAAAGAAACTAACTATACCTAACAAATTTAAAAACGTCTCAGCGTTTACTATCACTACGTATAACGGTGAACTTATGATGGTCTTTAATGGATTTGAAGATAACGAAGATATGTCTGAGTTTGCTGATTTTGTTTTTTCAAAGATAGAAATGAAATACTGGGATAAAGACAAAGTGCCGACTGTTCATTAATGATAAACTTTAGTCGTGTTTGGTCTATGCCAAGTCATAGAACATTTACTATAAAACCAATTAAAGAATTTTTATTAAAAGAATTAGGAAATGAATATATTGATCCTTTTCCTTATCCTTTTAAACAAGATGCAATAGAATATTTAAAATCAATACCTAGTAACTCAGTTAATAATCTAGTTTTTGATCCGCCATATTCACAAAGACAATTAAAGGAAAAATATCATAACAACGGTATTGCTTTTGACCACGAAATGAATGCTTCGTATTGGTCTAATTGTAAAAAAGAAATTTCAAGAATTTTAAAGTTAAAAGGCAAAGTAATTTCTTTTGGTTGGAATAGTAACGGTATTGGAAAAAAATACGGTTTTGAAATTTTAAAAATTTTATTAGTTCCTCACGGAGGACAACATAACGATACGATTGTTACTTTAGAAACCAAAATTATTTAATGCAATTACATAATGCCGATTGTTTAAAGGTATTGCCAACGATACCTGTATGAAAATTACAATACCTTATACTCCAAGAAAGCAACAAGCTTTCATTCACGAACAATTAGACAAACATAGATTTTCAGTATTATGTTGTCATAGACGGTTTGGCAAAACAGTTATGCTCATCAATCATTTAATTAAATGTGCGATGACAAACACAAATCATAATCCTCGTTATGCTTACCTTGCACCGACTTATTCGCAAGCCAAGAAAATAGCGTTTGATTATTTAAAACATTACACATCTAAAATTCCAGCAACTAAATACAACGAAACTGAATTGCGTTGTGACTTAATGAATGGTGCTAGGATAATGCTGTTATCATCTGAAAATCCAGATAGCATTAGAGGTATTTATCTTGATGGCTGCGTTATAGACGAAACAGCTCAAGTTAGTTCAGATGTAGTTGATGAGGTCATAAGACCAGCATTAGCTGATCGAAAAGGTTGGTTGTCTCTTTGTGGAACACCAAAAGGAATGAACAATCTTTTTTATGATTATTATTTAAAAGCGCAATCGGATCCAAATTGGTTTTTATATACAGCAAAAGTAAGTGATACAAAATTAATAGATCAAGAAGAGTTAGACGCTGCTTTATCCGTGATGGGTCAAGCAAAGTATAACCAAGAGTTTGAATGTTCCTTTATAGGAAACATAACAGGCTCAATTTATGGTGATCTATTAAATGCGATGGAAGATGAAAAACGGATTACTAGAGTTCCTTATGATCCAAGCTATCCTGTTAATACCGCTTGGGATATTGGTTTTAATGATAGTACTGCTATTATTTTTTTCCAAAATATTGGACACGCTATCAATATTATTGACTTCTATGAGGATAATAACAAAGCTTTTCCTCACTACGCTCAGGTCCTCAAAGAAAAAGATTATGTCTATTTACACCACTACGGACCACACGATTTAGAGCAAACAGATTTTGGTACTGGTCGAACAAGAAGAGAAACGGCTTACCAATTAGGATTAAGATTTAAAATAGCTGACAAGCTACCCATAGAAGATGGCATCCACGCAGTGAAGATGATACTGCCACGATGCAGCATTGATGTCGATAATTGCACTAAGTTAATTAATGCACTTAGACATTATCATCGAAAGTATAACGACAAAAATAGAGTTTACTCTGCTAAGCCAGTTCATTCGTGGGCAAGTCACGCCGCCGACGCACTAAGAACATTAGCAGTAGGTTTAGAAAAAGAAAAATTTATAACAAATAAAAATTTACAAACGGAGTACAAATATGAGTTCAATATTTAGTCCTAAAATTCCTAGTCCACCAGCAATAGTTATGCCTGAGGTTTCCTCTGTGCCTAGCGTTGAGGATGAAGCAAGAAAAGCTCAAGAGGCTGAGGATCTTAGAAGAAGAAATAGAAATCGAGTTGGCAGAAGATCTACGATCTTAACTGACAGTTCTATTGGTTCAATATCAAATTCAGACATTAACAAAGCTACTTTGCTTGGAGGATAAATGGGAGCGGTTACACCTTATACAAAAGTTAAAAGTCCAAACGATCCAAGTTTAGCAAGAATAAAAGCTTATGAAGAGCGAACAGGTAAAAAATATATGGGCTTAAGCTCACCTTTTGCTGAGGACAGAGTTGATGATCTTGCTAGAGCAAGACTTGGTTATACTAAAGTTACAGGTAGAAAAGATTTAAAAGATGTAACTACAACTGAGGCTTATAAAAATTTTACTTCATCACAAAAACAAGAATATAGAAAAAGAAACCCAAAAGACTTTTTGTCTAATCTTTCAGAAGTAACATTAAGTAAAAAAACATTATTAGGAGGTAATTAATTATGGGTGGTTTTAGTCCAGTAGTAAATTTAGCTGAAAAAGTAGGTGTTGTAAAAAAATCAGCTGAGCAACCAAAAGTACAATCTCAAATGTCTGCACCTAAACCGTTAGCAACTCCAGCTGGTCCTACGACTATTGAAGCTGGTTTAACTAAAGGAAAAAGAAGTGGCAGAAAATACGCTCAACTTACATCTTCAACAGGTGTGTCAGGCGCACCAGAGTTAGAATTAAAAACATTATTAGGAGGCTAAATGTCGTTGGTAAAAAATATTAATAGAAGAAAAAAATTAGGTATCTCAAGA